GATCCAATGTACCACGCGATTGAGAAAGCGATGGGCGAGGAAGCGCAGATATATAAGCATTTCGGATTCCTGTTCTGCAAAAGCGCAACTATTGAAGCGTTGAGGGAAGCTGCTAAGAAGTAACTATTAAGGAGTAGATAATGCAAGTAGACGTTAAGACTGATGTCAAGAAAATTGTAAAGGATAGAGCGTTCGATCTTGTAGGAGCCGGTTTGATCATTGCTGTCGGTATGATCTGCCTCGGCGCGGTAGAGCTTCGCAATATTACATTCAAAGAAGTATTAAATATTCTCGCAGAAGCTCTACCGTTCTACCTTGCAACCGTTGGTCTTTGTACGAACTTTTACCAGAAAGGCGTGCATTACGGCAAACTGACTGACGCGTTCAAGAATATTGTTACGTTCTATAGTGATACGATCAACAAACTGTCATCGAAGCAACTGCAAGACTTGCCGGAGTTCTGTTCACAATATAACGACAAAGCATTGCGTCAATTGCAGGAGCCTATTCTGAAATCTGTTGCTATCACGTTTGAGAAGTTCAACGAGAACCATGGTGAAGTCAGAGCATTGAAGACGTGGAGTGAAGACGATCTGAAGAAGCAGTACGGTGAGTTTACAGCGAAACATATCATCAAAGCACGCAGTATCAAGATTCACGGTATCAATCCGAACCTACTGATGAGCAGTATGTCAAGCAACGATATGACCGATATCGGCGCGAGTGAAGCGCAGTTGCTGAAACGGCGTACCGGTATGTATGCTGCAATGAACGCAGTCTCTACTATGGTACTGACTCTATTGTCCGTTAAGAGTCTGATTGATTGGGGTTGGGCTGGTGCGGCGTTAGTCGTGTTCAAGCTGCTGTACATTCTTTGCAGAAGCTACATGAAATATTACTCCGGGTACAATGATATCACGATTCACGTTAGCAACCATATATCAAGAAAATGTGACATTTTGAAAGAATTCACGCAATGGTATGAAGACAGTGTTGCACAAACTGAAAAAGTGTAACGTATAATAATAACAGAAGGCTGACAAACGGATTGCAACCGGAATTCGCCTCACACATTGCAAAGGAGGGCATATTGTATGCTCGAAAACAAAGACGTTAATGACATCGATCTGGATTCGCTGTTTGCAGACGATAGTCAACAGGACCCGTCACCTGTAACGGAAGAAACAGCACCGACTGCCGATAGCAATATCGACAATACAAAGGCGTTTGCGAAAAGACTCCGCGAGTCCACTGACAAAGCGCGCGCAGAGGAACGTGAATCGATTGCAAAAGCCATGGGCTACGGCTCTTATGAAGAGTTGACAAAGAGCCGTGAGCGTAAAGTCATTGAAGACAAAGGACTTGACCCTGACGATGTAGCACCTATCGTCGAACAGCTTGTGAAAGAGCGTATCGACAAAGACCCCCGTATGCAGGAACTTGAAGAATTGCGCCAGATGCGCGTTCAGGAGTTCGGGAAGAAAGAGTTAGCCGAGGTTACCAAGCTAAGTGGTGGCGAGATCACGTCCTTAAACCAGCTTAGTCCGGAAGTGATTTCGGCGTGGAAACAGAAAGGATCGTTGAAAGCTGCCTACCTTGAAGTAGAGGGCGAGAAACGCATTATGCGTATGATAAACGATCAGAGCAGAGGTACCACAACCCATCTCACTGCAAACGGCGGTAATGCTGCTGTTCCGACCGGCGAGAGAAATCTCACCGCCGATGAAAAGAAGATGTACAAGTTCTTCAATCCTTCGATGACGGACGATCAACTCAATAAAATCACCGTAAAGGAGAATTAAAGTTATGGCTAATTACTTTAAGACGTATACCGCAGAATTCCATACTGCGAAAGACGTATACGCGAAGCTGTTCGACACAAAAGTCAAGGCGAGTGCGCTTACCAGTCCCGTAGTTACTGGCGGCGGTTCTCTTGCAATTAAGGTTGGTTCTCTTGTGACGTTCAACTCTACCACTGGAGAACTGAACCTTGTTACCGGTACGGGTACTACTTCTGAAGCTGCTATTGCAAATCCTGCAGTCACCGACGCAATGTACATCGTTGCGCAGTCGGATATGACCCTTGAATACGGTCATGTTCCGGTTGAGAATCGAGACTATCGGTACTCCGATGCTGTTGCCGATTCCGGTCTGGCGAAGAAGGTTGCCCTGTACATCATCCACGATCCCGCTGATGTCGTTCTCACAGTTGACCATAGCGGATCCTATACTGCTTAAAGGAGGTAACAAATTATGGGAATGATCATCAATATCGACGAGGCTCTGAAACTCCGTACCGATTATAACGTACTGAAAGAGCCGCTGAACAAGATGCTTGCAGACCAGCAGGAAGCATGGGAGCGTGAGAACCCGATTGACCTCCTGTTCACAAGAAATACCATTACCTCGTTCCAGGAGACGTTTACGTCCTCCATTGGATTCGATCACGCGTTCGCCGAGACTTCGGATTACTCTGTTGGTCCGATCTTCAACACGGCTGAAGGCTTTGCGGCAACCTACCGCACGAGAACATTCCAGGGTTCCTTCATCATCTCCCAGCAGGCGATGGAAGACCGTATGTACGGTAAAATCAAGGACGATGCTAACGCGTTCGTTCGCAGATGGCACGGCGATATCGTTGAGTACGCTCTGAAGAACCTTGAAGGCGGTTTCGGCGCTCCGGGTGCCAGTGCTACCGCTACCACTTGGACCGGCGATCCGAAGGAAGTTCCGTCCAAGCTGCAGATGAACTCTGCCGATACTGCTGACGGTGACATCACCAACCCGATCAAAGTCTCCCTGTTCAACAAGGAGCACACCACTGTTAAGCGTGGTGCAGGCGCGGTCATCAAGCAGGCGAATATGTTCAAGACCGGTACCAACGATACCTCCGAGATCAAGTTCGACGGTACGGATCCTCTGTACATTGCCAAGCTGGCTGACGTGATCAATCAGGTCATTGTCAAGATGGAGAACTACCGTGACGATAACGGCAAGCGTGCCGGTGTTCTCGGTGCGAAGACCATCGTTGCTCCGAACGATCCTCACCTGAAGGCAGCTATCAGCGCTGCGCTCTCCATGTCGGAGATGAACGGTCTGCCGAACATGGCATACCAGAGAGCAACCCTCGATACCACGCCGTACCTGAACGATATCGGTCCGTGCGCGAACGGTGCTGGGTTCTTCATCGTGGACAAGGCGTACAACGCTGCGAACCACGGTCCGGAACTCACCGAGCGTGTTGCGTTCACTCTTGACGTTAGCGAAACCAAGCGTCCGAACGGTATCGTCTATGACGGTCGGCAGAGATTTGATATCAACTGCGCGTCGTGGAGAGGTATCACTTACGTCCGCGTGAAGGATACCGATTCGTCCGGTGCCGCGTATGCTACGAAGGCGAACTTCGAAGTCATCACGCCGCTTGCGGTTGCGAAGCCTGTATCGGTTGTTGGTTCTGTCAAGACCACTACCTAATACGTTTACTCTATGTAGACCTGCCTACTTCGGTGGGCGGGTCTATTTTGGTAGATTAGTATAGCACACATAAAATATGTGTATTATGCTAATCCATTAAAAGGAGGATAAATAATGTACACTTGGGGATATTTGATGGACGTATCGCGTGCCAAACTTGATCTTGACGAAAACGATCCGGTGTATAAAAGATTGCTTTCATCGTTCAAGTATTACGCGAACGAGGTTATGACACAAGTCTGCTCTACTGTTAAACCGAAGCGTGTGTTCGCTACAGTCAATGTGGATAAAACGAACGTGCTCACGCCTATTGATGTCACTGCCCTTCTGGATGACGCGTTCGTATCGTTCGGTGATGACGCTAATACCGTCACATATGAAGGGTACGAGGATGACTGGAACAATGAAGTTATCAGCGTGACGAGTACTGACGGCAAGCATTACGTTACGCGTGAAGCGCACGACAATGACTTTAAGTATGTTGGCTACGGCAAGATCATGTGCTACCGTGAAGGCGTGTACCAGATCTCTTGTAATGCAAGATGGCTTGACTTCACTACTGTTGAACCATCTACCGCGCTGAACGTACCGGAAGATATTCTTGATTGCATTCCTCCGTATATTGCAAGCCAGTGCTTCAAGATTGATGATGAGTATAAGTCTTCCGTATTCCGCAATGAGTATGAGATGGCTCTTGCAAGAGTGAACGACTACGATTACAAGAGCACCAAAACATTTACGATTGGTGGTGGTTGGTAATGGCAAGAACGTTTAATAGACGACCTATGTCTGTTAACGGTCCTGATAAGAGTAGCATCAAAAACTACACCTTCAACTATGAGCAGTGGAAAGGTATCAACGACAGCAAAGACTTTCTCGCAGTGGATCAATTGACATTCTCTGACGCGCAGAATATGTACATTGACTCGGAAGGCTTGCTGTCAAGTAGACCCGGCTTGAAGCAGGATACCTCGTTTGCAAATTGGAATCCGGTTACGGAGTACTATGAGTTTAAGAATGATGTGAAAGATTCGTTGATTAAAGTACTCTGTTCGTATCTTGTTATATCTGACACGATTGATATTTACGATAGCGCAGCTACTGCTAAAGTATCTGCCACATTGACACCGAACGATGCACCTCTGAAGTACATTGATACATATAACAAATTGTATCTGTTCAAGGGCGATAATCCGATGGTTGTATATGACAAGTCTGCACTGAAGATCCTGACAGCAGATGAAGTAAGTAAGCTGATCTACGTTCCCGTCACAAAGACGTTCACTGGATCTGTTGAGAACGAAGGCGAAGGTACTAATTTTTTAACAACGTCAGAGCGGTATCTGTACTACTACAGTGACGCAAACGGTATCAATAGTGACGCTATCGGTAAGACGCTGGAGTGGGATGGTAAGACGATCAATTGGAACGATAACGTAAAACCTTTCCTCGTCAAGGATCATTACGACGTTGGCGATAGTACCGTAATGGCGGTAGCACCTTCCGGGGCAGTAGCATGGGTTGAGAACAATGTGCTGTATTATGCAGTCAATGGTGCTATTGTGTATAGTTGGGACTTGACTAACTTGGCTACAGCAACATCCAAGTATAAAGTCAGTTTCAATATATCAAGCAATACTATCATTGTTAGCATAGACTATAAAGCGTATTTGGTTTCTTGTGTATCTGCAAAGGAAGATGGTTCTCTTGAAATACCTACGCCTACTCTATTAACAAGCGCTACTGGATTCGCAAAATATGACGATTGGCTTGTAACTGCCTATTACTATATTGACAAACAGCAATATGTATATGCCGTTAGAGAAGCTGAAGGCGATCTGCGTACAACTTATATTTGCTACAATTTTGGAGAAGCTGACACTCGGTATGAGAAAGACATTGGGCATGATTCTTCCGGCGCTAACATCAATGCGATAGCCGATGGTGCCGTTATGAACGTAGACTCTGCTGTTGTCACATATAGCTCTGTAGAGTCTAACGTCAGCAAACGTAAATTTATTATCATACGTAAATCTGCTCCAACAGTAATCGATCGTACCGATATTTATAACGGTATAGACAGTTTGTCTTTTGACAATTGTTTGCTGCAGTTGTCTATCGATTCCTATTTTGCGTATCTTCCGAAAAAAGGAACAGTGGATTCTTCTGGGAATTATCAAATTGCAGGAATTTATTGTTTCAAAAATCAGTTATACGGCAATGATACAACTGTTGTTGATAAAAACGGTGTTGGCACTTATACATTAGGCGCACAGGTTCCGGATGGCAGACTGAAACCGGTTTATGATAATGCATTGAAGGTTTCTCTTAACCAGAAGATTTACGACTTTACGAAAACTGAATTTTCTAAAGTAACAAACGTAGTTGTTTCTGAAAAAGCGCTTGACGGTATAGCGTTGGAATCTACCACGAACATCTACAACTACTACAAAGCAGTAAACGGCACCAACCACATCTTTACACGATTCAATAACGATACGTTTGAATTGTACTACACGAAACAAGGTGCCGTGCAGAACCTGAACGCGTTTGACGTGTTGTATCTCAATAACTACTTCTTTGCAGTAGGCAACAAACTCTATATCACAGAGAACAAGTACGATGACGATGGACAGTTCCTATTCTATCTGCCGAAAAAGAACGTCAATGAGTTCGATAACGTGATTACCAAACTGCATCAGATAGATGAGTCTACAGTTGCAGTATTCTTTGAGGACGAGATCTACTATACCACATATGACAGTGAAGTAGGTACTTACCGGTACTACAAGAGCAAATTGCAGTTCGGTCTGCGCAAGGGTGCTAACGTGATAACGTCTGACGATTCGGTTACTACGTTCTTCCCGACAGATCGTGGTATCATGGCACTGACGTATCAGAACTTTGTCGCATCAAGTGAGCAGTCTACGACTCCTATCAGCGACCCGGTGTTCAACTACATGAAAGACTTCTTGACCGGTAAAGTCGTTAAACTCTACAAGAAGGATTTCTGGATTGCGGCGTACAACGGTTCGAATACGGTATGGATTCTTGACATCCGTAACGGCAGTTGGTGGAGACAAGAGTTGCCGTTCAAAGTACGTGTGATTTGGACGAAAGATAATAAGCCACTGATCAAACGTGCTGAAAACATCAACGAACTCAATTCGCCTACCGCGTTCACTATTGGGAATACAGAGTATACTGACAACGGTGAGCATATCAATTGGTTCTTCCAGAGTCAGAAACTGCATTTGAGCGCGTTGAATTATTACAAGAGCGTGCAGGCGTTGACGTTCTTCGGTGTGTCCGATGATAGCGTATGTATCTTCAATCTTGATACCTACGCGTACAGGGACAACATCTATGAGAACGCGTCAAAGAGCATTGAGTATGGTATCAATATGATCCGTACATACTTGTATCACTTGCACGTCATGAAGCTGCATGAGTTTCAATTCAAAGTGTATGCCGATACGTCGGTTAACGATCCGGATTTGATTCATCCGATCAAGTTGAGTAATGTTGCGGTACGCTATCGCGTATCACGGGAGGTGAGATAATATGGCGTTTACGAAAGCGGGTATCCGTAGCGAACTTGAACGGTTGAACCGAGACTATTCCGGTCAAAGAACGTGGGGTCAGGCTTACGGTGCTATCAATCTTGCCGAGCAGAGTGCGATGGCTAACGTAGAGCAGGATTACGCGGCAAGCATGAATCAGGCGTATCAGTCCGCGTTGCAGAACAAAGCAGCCGTTGCAGGATCCAATGTAGGTACCGGTTACAAGACGGAAGCGATTGCGTCTATTGACGAGGCGCTGGCATCCGCGTACGATAGCTACTTGCAGAACTACTTGCAGGGAAGAGCTGATATTGCGGAGAATATGGACGCGTATCGTGGTACTGTTACAAAGAATCTTGAGCAGCAGGCAGACTATGTGCAGCGTTACGAGCAGGCGCATTGGGACTACTTGCGTAAGATGTATGAGATGCATCAGAAAGGCGAACTTGAAGGCGGTGGCTATTACGATCCGTTTGAAGAAGCCAACTGGAAGAAGTACCTTAACATCACAACCGATGAAGCCGGTGTTGAAACGGAAGCTGGCTTGATGAACGAAGCGCTTATGCTATCTAAATTCATGGACAACGAAGGTAACTTGACGCAAGCCGGTGTTGACTTTTATGAGCAGATGGAACAGGATATGGCGCAACGTTCCGATGTGCAGGCGTACACGTTCCAAGACTATCTCCGTGGTGAGAAGCAGTATCAAGACTTGCCTGAATGGGCGAACACGCAGTACGCATTCTCCTATGATCCGACAATGCAGGGTGATACTACCGGACAGAGTATGTTCAATACGATGTTTGGTCGCATGAGTCAGGACAACGTATACACATTCGCAGAACGCAAGTATGGTATGAGCAGCGGACAGCTTGAAAGATCGTATGAGCCGTTCAAGAGTGCAGTGGAGAATCTGAACACGTTGATGGCTGACAGCGCATCTGCAAAGAAAGTCGATGCCGCTTTCGATGAAGTCATTGCCCAGTACGACAAGCTGGCGAAAGACTTCAACTACACCGACAATTCGTTGCGTGATCAGCTTGAAGAACTGAAACGTCAGTATCGTGCTGCCGGAAGTGGCGATGCCGGAGAGGTTGTCGGTAGCACTCTTGCCGGTGGTATGGGTGGATTCCTTGCTGCTACTGGTGGCGCTGCCGCTGCCGGTGGTTCCGCTGGACCGATTGGTGCTGCTATTGGCGCGCTGGTTGGAGCTGTTGGATTCGGTATTCAGCAGGGTGTTAATACGTACAAGCAGACTCGCGCCGATGAAGAGAATGCGCGTGCGGCATACAACGCTGCGATTGCTGCATTCCTGAATCAGCAGAATATCAGTACGTACACTGACAGAAAGAGTCGTAGCGGTAAATTCTAATCGCATAACGTATAATAGTAATAGAGCGTATGATTTATGTACGCTCTATTATTGCACATGAAAGTGAGCAATAAAGAAAGGAGAGCTTGACATGGCAATCAAATTGAAACCGATCCAAAGCAGCTATGACAGGATGTACAGTGAAGCTGCACGTCATGCGAATTTCAGTACTGATCAGTGGACTAACGCGGTCAAGAGTAATACAGCAAACGTATACCTTGACGCGTTGAAGCAGACAGACAGTCTTGATCAGGAGAAATTTCGCAAAGACTACAACCTCGACTACGCTGACGCTGACAGAAAACTGACAGCGCTCTACAATGAAGCGTATGGCGACAGAACCAAACTGAAAGAGTATGACATCACCGACAGCGAAGGCAGACCGCAGAAAGTCAACATGACAGAGTACGACTATACGAAGTATATGATCAACGCTCGTAACAACTACGAACAGCAGTTGGTTGATATACAGCGTAAAGAGATGGAGAAAGAGGAACGTAGCTCTTTTGGTAAATTCATGGGTACCGTGTTATCCACATTTGCACTGGAACCATTGAAAGGCGTTACCGACATTGGACGTGGTATCATTTCTCTGCCGGGTGGTATCAATGAAGCAATCAGTCAGGGAGACTTTGACGCGTTTCTTGAAGGCGTGAATAACGTCTACAGAGAAACGTCTGGATTCAGTGATTGGATTGATAGCTTTGAATCAGAGTGGACATATGCGCGTAATGCTGACGGCACCGTATCCTCGTATGGTGAGTACGCTAACGCTATCACATATACTATCGGTCAGATGCTGCCGTCCATGCTTGTTGGCAAGGGCAGTGGCGCTCTCTTGCAGAAAGCAGGCGTATCGGCAAGCAAAGCTGGTACCGTTGCATCTATTGCAAGCAAAGGCACGTTCTATGGCGCTATCACTATGGGACGTATCAATGAAGCGTATGAAGCTGCCTATGCACAGGGTGTTACAGTTGATACCGGTGCAGTATTGCTCAACGCTACATTGAAATCTGCCGTGGAGATTGGTATCGAAAGCATCCTCGGTAAGATGTTCGGTCAGACTGCAGTAGACCAGATGCGTAACGGCACCGGCGCACTTCGTACCGGCAGTATCAAGCAGACGTTCACCAAGGCAGGACTCAAACGTATTGCCAAGGACGCTTTGCAGGAAGGTCTTGAAGAAATATTCCAAGATACCGCTACATGGTGGCTCGATCAGCGTTTCAGCGATATCATGTGCGACAACTATTGGAAGACACTCACTGCCGGTCAGACTGATCCTACTGCGCTGATCAATACGTTCGTCGTTTCCGCGCTCACGTCTCTTGCAGGAAGTGGTTATCAGATCACGAAGAAAGCAATCAGCGGTTCAGTCAACGATGCTCTTGTTAAACACTACACCAAGCAGCTTGAACAGGGTAACGACATTGAAAACGTTGCTAAGAAACTGGATCGCGCTAAGTCTCGTTCTATTGCAGTTCAGTACACGGTAGACGGTGACAAAGTCGAAGCGAAGCGTATGAATCCTATTGCCGCATGGGAATACGGTATTGATATGCAGGCGTTTGTGCAGAATATCGCCGAAGTTCGTGATATGCTTGAAGAGTATAACGAACTGCAAAAGAGCGGCGAACTGGATACGATGCCCAAGCGTAAGCGTGATAAACTGGCAAGAGAGATCACCGAAGGCGCAGCACAGACCTACACTGCAATGCAGCTTGTAACCTCCGTGTACGGCGATATGTCACAGGAGATGCAGGCAGAGGTTGACTCATGGCTGAAGCTGCTGAATGGGCATATTGCACGTGGTGATTATAATAACGCGGCGGTTATTCGTGCTGGTAAAGTTGTTACCACTGCAGTAGAAGCCTACACTGATACGCAGTCTGCTCTCTTTAAGAAAGCAGCAGCCTATGCTGAAAAGAAACAGGCTGAAGCTATCAAAGCAGTTATCACCAACAAGACTGAAGACAACGCCGTTAAAGAAAAGACTTCCCAGAAAGCGAAACAGATCATCAAGGACGGAAATGTCAACTCCGTTGTTGTTACCGAGAAACACGTTCCGGCTAACGTTGTAACTGCTGAAGGCGAAAAAGCACTCGTTGTAGATGAAGCTACATTGGAGAACGCAACACCAGAGGAGATCTTCAACAACTCCGCGGAACAGTGGCTCGTTGAGTCTACTATGGGCATGGAGAAGTTCGCTAACGTGCAGAACAAGATCCTTGACTTGTATCACGGTACAGAGAACCACGGTGACGCTACAATGGAAGAAGCTATCACCGCAATCCTGTTCGACAAGGACTTTTTCCGCAGATGTATGCTGACAAGTGATCTGTATACCGGCAAAGACGGCATCTCGGCAAGAGACTTGTTCGATTTCGTTCGTTCGTTGAGCGATCTGATTACAGCTACACCGAAGAACCTCGTCGAAGCAATACAGAATAACAAGCTGGAAACGTCTCTTAAGTTCATGCGCGAAGCAATGATGGAGTACGCCATTGTGCATCCGCAGGCAGACGTGGAATCCGTTGTTGAATTGTTCCCCGTGGAACAGAGAGATGCGGTACGCAATAACATCAAGCAGAACACTTGGTTCTGGAGTATGCGTAACCGTATCCTTGACGGTAACATTACAGACGCTGACAAAGAGACACTGAAGCGCGTTGTGCAGTCTATGCCGATCTCGGCAGACGCAAAGAATGCAGTGTATCAAGGTCTGTTGAGTGCTGACCGGTTCACTCGTAACAAGGCGTTCTTCATGCTGGAAACCGGTGCAAACAAGATATGGAACCTGAAGTACGACAACGTGACATACCCAGCAATGGTCAGTGTTCCGAGCGTACTCTTTGGACAGTACCTGAAGACGCAGGGTTTGACGTTGAGTGATATGTTCTCGGATACGAAACTGACAGATGCGGATAGAGCATACATGACCGATCGTGGCATCTCGTCTATTGCAGAACTCCGCGCAGAGCAGTTCAACAGATACGCGCCCGACTATACCGTTGAGTTCGGCACGGATGCTTACGGCAGACGTACTATCTCCTACAGAGGCAGCGACAGTCTGAAGATTGAAGGCGTTAACGCGTTCGGCGATAAAATCATCTCGCAGAGGAACACTATGCTCGATGAAAGAGTGGATGTGTTACCTGCTGGTAAACAGAATATTGCGAAACTGGCATCGGATAACTTGAGCGCTGGCGTGAAAGCCTCGCTTACGATCAATGATTTTATTGCAAGACCTGACCTGTTGAAACCGGAGATTCAGAAAGCGATTCAGAAAGAGTACGGCAGAGTTACTGCGCTGACTACAAGAGCATATCTTGCAACAGAGTACTTGCCTAAGATCGACAGTGGCTTGACTATCGTTGAGATGAGTGACGGTACGTTCGGACTCGGTCAGTTGACTCCGGTGAAGAAGTTGTTTACCAAGAGCCAGCCGAAATATGAGAAGAGTCATCAGTATAGTATTACAGAAATCATTGACAAGAAATATCTCCCCGGTTCGTTGAAAGACATCACGGTCGTATTTACCGATCAGATTCCGAACAAGATATCCGCTGACGGCTATTACGGATCGTACAACACGTTGAACGTCGGCATTGACAATACAATCTACGTTTCCAATCTTGCAATCGCCAAAGGCGCAACCTATGTGAACAATGTGATTGCGCATGAGTTCCAACACGCGCTTGAAGTCAATAACTTCATGGCTACCGGTACGGCTACTTGGTTCACAGCTGCTGACGCGATTCACGATCCTAACTTCAAGCGTGTGGTAAGTGAATTGCAGAAGTATGCGCCGGAAGTTGTGCTTGACAGGAACGGAAAACTGCTACCCTCGGCGTATTTGGTTGATGCAGTCAATGATTTCTTGTATTACGGTTCGACAGAGTACCGTGCGTTTGGCTTCAGCGGTACGGAAGGCGTTAAGTATATGCCCGTTGTAGTACGCTACGCGTTTGACAAGCAGAACGGCAGTCATCAGATGGTACTGCAATTGCCGTGGGGAACTACACTGACGAACGTTGGTTCGACTGCTGCAATGAAAGCGTACAGTCTCATTCCGCAGAAGAATATATCGTATGCCGGTGAAACGCTTGATCACAAGATTGAGTACGTCAAGACTGACGGTAACACGATAACCGTGCGTGATCCCCTGCTTGACAAAGAGATCCAGTTGTCCGTTGACGAGAGTGTAGCTAAAGTTGCTGACGTTGAAGCACAGCTGAAGAGTGGTGTCACAATGGCTGACGTGATTTCCGGCATCGGTTCTAATTTTGAAGCCGGTACGGATCTTGGTACAATCGATAGCAGACTGAATGCTACCGAAGACACAAACAAAGACTGGCGTACAAGCGAGGCTACCAAGAGCGAGTTGGTACAGATGCTTGACTTCAATGACGATTTGAGTACGTTGTCTAAATTCCTGCTCTATGTGAACACCGGAAACATCCTGAACCCGGAGATGTCATTCCAGCAATTCTTGCAGCAGGAGATTCCGGTTATCCGTGTTCAGCAGACTAACGTTATCGGAGATAAGAACTACACCGTATTCCGCATTGCAGACGCAAGTACCTACGAGACGTTCTGCCGTGGCACGCAGGCTGACATTCAGGCATACTTGCAGCGCGATAAGACGTTGCAGACTGACGAGAACGGCAACGTGAACGCTAACGTATACTTCGGCAAGGTTAAGATCGCGGATACGATGTTTGCTAAAGGCTTTGACCTTGCGCTGAAGAAAGACTCCGTTAGCAATCTTGACAGCATTGAGATGTCGTTCAATCCTAACATGGAACCGCAGACACGTATTGTTAATCTCCCCGTTGAGACGAAACTTCGTGGCGGTGAGATGGCAGGATACACGAAGAAGTATTACGCTGACGATAAAAAGACAGAATATTATGACCCTGAAGGAAGACTCCGCAAAGAGGTTGTAGTCGGCAAGAAGAGCGACAATTTCATCAAGAAGACCATCACGTATGACGAAAACGGTAAGATCGTATCGCGGAACTACAAGTATCCTACTGCTACAAGAAACGTCGCGAAGAGTCACTATGAAGGCACCAATCTGCAATACTTTGTCGGCAGGAACGGTCGCGTTCAGTTGAGCAATGCGATGCAGAACTTTGTATTGAATGAGAATCTGGATCCTGTTCTGCAGAATAAGATCAATGGTTCCGAAAGAGGTACACTAAAACGCTCGGATGTAATGGATTATCTTCGTACTACAACATTGGAAGCTGATAATCCGATTCAAAACTCATTGGCGGAGCGTACTTTCAAGGCTATCAGAGAATCGTTCTTCCCCGATTCTGTTGTGACAAGTCTGTCCGAATTGGAAGAATTGACACTTCGAACGTCCGAAGCATATGCTTTGAACAAGATCTACGAACAGATTGATCCTGCAATTCTGGATACAAAAGCTAAAGATTTTGTAACGTATCTCAACGGGCTTGCCGAAATAGCACTCAAGAATTACAGGTCAATGTACAACAAATACCTTGACAGTTTCAAGTCTCGCGGCGTTCAGAATGACGCAACTGCCCGTATGCAAATCATGCTGCATTTTGACGATACAGTTGGTTCTCTTGGCAGAGCGGCTACCACCGAATGGGGATACCGTATGTATAAGTCTACGGGTGACATTAACGTTGGCGTTAAAGAAGGAAGCGCTATTGGCTCTGGAGAGCGTGTCAAATCTACTTCTACGTTTACAACGGAGCTTCGTGAAGATGTTGCAGCGATGCCTCGATCTGAAAAGATTGATGTTATTGCTAATGCAATTTCTGCAGACGAAAGTTTGAAATTTGCAAAGCAGATGATGAAACTCGTTAATCCATCGATCAGCGATGCACAGATTGAATCGTTAATTAGCTCGATTGACGATATTGACAACTTGTCCGGAATGATCAAATCACAGCTTGGTAGAAGTACATTCTCTGACGTAGACATTAACTCGTATTACATTCTCGCAGACTATGCTATGAGTACTGGAGAAACTGCTGGAGAACAATTGGTGTTTAAGAATCTTGTTCGTAATGAAGCTACTATCAGCAACAGCATCCGCTACAAGTACCGCAAGATCATGGATCGACTCAACGACAAGTCAAGGAAACTCATGCTGCAGAAAGCGTCCGATCCGAAGTCTCCGTATTACGGATTGTTCGACAGCAACGGTAAACTCAATGACGAATTGATTCATGATAAAAAGGGTAAGCTGCTCTCCGCAGACAAGCTGCAAGACGTTGACTCTAAACTTGAAACACTGCTCACAGAAGTTCGTTCCGGAGCATACATTGACAGTAAGACCTACACCGACTATCAGAAGGGACAGAAAGAACTCCGTAAGAAACTGGAGCAGATTGCACAGCAGAAGCCGGCAGATCCAAAGTTTGTCAGAACGTATAACTTCGCCGGCAACAAAATCGAAGTCGATTCCAATCAGGAGATGCCTTCGTTCATTCGTGCGGCATTGGATACACAGTACACCAACTACAATCAGACAGTCGTCAAAGGTTCTCCGATCACAGACGAAGCGCACCTTGAGATGAACTATCAAGAGTTCATCGACAATATGACCGACAAGGTTTTGCAGATGGATCAAGCTACTGCAGACGCTATTGCCGACTGGTACCTGACAGCTAAAGTATCGACCGATATTGATCAGTTGAGAGTGTATCTCGCTACGGAGCAGTATGCATTAGCCGCATTGCTGAAGATGGACGGTAAGGCTATGTTCAGACTCTCTCCGGAGAAGCGTGACGCAATTCAGCATCTGTACGACAACATTGCATCTATGTCAGGTGCAGGACTTGCTATCCAGAAAGCAATCCTTAACCGGTTCGATCCTTACGGTCAGGCGATGAAATCTCTCGCGCGTAGAGCAAAGATTGATCCGAAGGATCCGGATATTGAACCCGTTGTTGAAGCGCTTGGTAATGCATTTGCTGCCGGAGATTATGACGCATTCGTTGCAAACAAAGACTTACTATATAAACTCGTCACTAAGAAAGCACAGTATAAGCCTTCCGCACTTGAACGTCTGCTTGCGTTTGAACGTATGGCAATGCTCTCGTCTCCCGGTACGTGGATTCGTAACTGGACTACGAACTACATGATCCAAGGCTTCACAAAAGCAAACGATGCGTTTGTTCGGCGTGTATCGCAGAGTGAATCCGCAGTCAGTAAATTGTTCCAGAAGCTGTACAAGACAAGTGAGCAGAACAAAGAGACTATCACGTACACCGACGCGGACGGTAAAGTTCTTACCAGTGAGCAGTACAACCTTGCAGTAATCAAGCCGACGCAAGACTCTATTGACTTCGTGAAAGACAAGATCGTCAACTCCGGAGTTCTTGCTGCAATCTCTGACGCGGTGATGAAGTACGATACGCGTACAACAAAGAGTCTGAAAGCAACCTCCAATGCGTTTGCGGTCACCGTTCTTCAACAACTTGAGATGCGTTACGGCATGGACAACACGTTGAGATGGCGTTGGACAAAAGCGATGCAGCAGTTCATCTACAAGATGCTTTCCGATGAAAAGTGGGTGAACACGAGATTTGTTGACGTTGTTGCGAAAACCCTCACTGCCGACAATGTAGACTTGACAAAAAACCTCTCCGGCGATGTAGCACGTCACGTTGCAGACGCATACGTCATGGCTGCAGAGGAGTATATGCATAAGCGTAACTTCATCACAGACCTTGAAAACAAGATGTATACTTACGTGGAAGAGCATTATGGCACCAAGAAAGCAGACATCGTAAACTTCATGTACAAGCAGATCTTCCCGTTTGCGGGTGCGTCTCTGAACTGGGCAATTGAAGGTCTGAAGTACAGTCCTCTTGGTCTTGCTAACGCGATTTACCGTATGCGCAAGCTGGAGAATACCATTGAACGTATGGAGAAGCTGAAGCAGCAAGGCAAGCGTACCACAAGCCCGCAGTTCGCCAAATATCTTGTACAGAAGGACATCTCCAAAGGATTAGTCGGTAGCATAGGTTCCGCAATAGCTATCGCGCTTGCCGCACTCGGTATCGTTCGTTTTGACGACGATGACTACGATCTGAAGATGCGTATCGGTGACGTGGAGTTTGGACTTTCCGATATCTACGGCATGGATGGATTCCTTATGGGCGCGTCAATCGCCAATGGTTTCAACAACTTCCTGACAGAGAAAGACTTCAGCAGCTTCGTTAGTATCTTCACGCAAGCAGCATCACAATTGTTCGATAACTTCTCCATGGCGGACTTCTACAATTCGACTCGTTACAGCAGCAACCTCGGAGACTTCGTGCTGGATAAGCTGCTCAACATTCCTACCATGCTGGTACCGGCGTTCTGGAAGATGTTCGTTAACGTTACGAAGACGCGCAATATGCAGTTCTCAAACAAGATGGAAGGTAGATTCGCTCGTGTAGGTTCGACAATCATTCCGTTCATCGGTAACAACTGGTACGCGGTTGATCCATACACTGGAGAGAAACAGATCAAGTACATCGGTGGTGATATCGGCACGTTCATTGCTAACGCTATTAACAAGAACTCGCCTATCAAAGTAGAACCGTTGCGCGTCAGTGAGTACGAAAAGGAAGCGCTCCGTCTAGGTATCAACAAGAGCGCATTACGCGGTGACTACACGATCAACGGTGAGAAGATCAGTTTGTCAACGAAAGGCATCCAGACGGTCAACGAGATATACGGACAGCTTAACAACGAGGAACTTGGCTATCTGTTCAGCAACAAGCGGAAATACACCGTAGAGAACGAGAAGGGCAAACGCGTGATGATGAAATACTCGCAGATGACTGACACGCAGAAAAAAGCCGTCATCAAGCGTATCATGCTCAATAACGGCTCTGTTGCTAAAGCGTATATTCTGACACAGGCGAAAGACTACAAGTATTATGCATCCGGCTCGGAGTATAGCAAGCTGATAGCACTCGGCGCGAAGAAGAACGTCTACCGTTCAAGCGCTACGAAGCAGGGGTTTGTCAAGTGAACTTGTACCACTGCTCTCTACACAGTTGTTGATGTAGCCATTCGATCTCCCAGTCATCACCGTACACATCCAAATAATCTCCTACGAGGGGGCATCTCAATTTGAGGTGTCCCCGTTCTTTTGTTACAAGTTTCAATGAATATTTCCCAATGCACCTCTGCGTGATATAATCATAGAATTCATTGAGTGTTTGAAAAATCACATCATTGAATAAGTACTTTTCTGTTATCCACATTTTACTTTCCTCTTTGACCAGATGTTTCTATTCTGACAATCAAAGTAATCGAATTGATGCGTACGGACTACACCGGAACCGTCAAGATCCAACCATGAACCGGAAAGTTTGTCTTTAGCAAGGTTGAGATAGAAGCTGTAGTCAATCTGATCCTTGTAATGTTCAAACTTCGCGGATCTAACATCATTATCCAGCAGCAATCCATGATCCGGACAACCGGCGCACTTGAAATACTGCGTACCTTTCAGCTTGTACTGCGTACCAAGTCTCGTATCGGTCGATGCAATCATACGCGTGTTACGAAGACTATCGATCTCCATACCGTTATCGTAGCGATACACCGTATTGTCAAAACTACCACCAACGATAAACGTCATCATGAAGTCTTCCAGATTGGTATTGTTACGGATAGATGCTTCAATATCCTTATTCTTTGCGAGGTAGTCAGTGATTGCTCTACCTACCGCATAGGATGTCAGCGGTGCAATTCTCGGATAGCCCTTGATGATTTTAGTATGGTTCAGCCAACCACCCTTACACTTTGCTTTGCCGCCTTCTTTGATCATCAAGTAGTTGTTCACGTCTCTCTGCCAGATTTCTTCCGCGTATTCATCTTCCAGCGTGATACCGCTAAGCTCATGCCACTCCTGCATCAACTTCTTGATCGTAGGAATATCTTTACGCCGACAGTAGAACAATACGCCATCCGTATTCGTCTGAATGATCTTCACGTTACCGTTGAGTACCGTGTAGACTTTGTTCGCAAACGCGGCAAGGAACAGCTGACCGTAACGGCAAGTACAGGTTCTCATGTACGGATCATACAGATCAAGACCCTTGCACCCGCTTGCACCGAACGTAGTATTCAGAATCAGTTTATAGACCAGCTGTAATAGGATATCTTCCGGTGTCGGATTCTCCAGATGCTTGATACGAAGTCTCTCATTGTAAATCTTGATGAACAGTTCAGGCTTCTGAATACATCGGCTCAACGTCTTCAAGAAGATCATGATTGACGGATAGTACGAACCGGCATCTGCGTTCATCAGTACCCACTCTGCGTTGCTCTTGACGTGCAGAACGGGTCTGTCGTGCGTCTTTGACAAAGAGAAGCTATCGGTATCATACTCGGAGTGAATTCCACCGTCAGCAAACTTCACCTTGTTCTCAAACAGCTTGACTGTCAGCGGCTTGTTGTTATGCAGGATATATTCGTAGACGTACTCCGGCAGGTTATCCTTGCAATAGGAGCGGATCTGAACCGGCAGTTCGATATCGATCTTCGTCTCGTCCGCGAAAGGCATCTTCTTAGCGTCAAGAACCAGCGAAATCAGCGAGGCGTTGGTTTTCTTGTATCCATACGCCAGTGGAAGGTTAAAGACCTTACAGAGGCTTAAACGGGTATCTACGAAGGGCTTAACGGTATCAAGATACCAATACATGGACGACCACACGTCATGCTTGTTGTATACGATAACGTCATCCTTATCTTGCTGCGTCAGATTGCGTTTGCCGAACGGTACGGTTGTCTCACGGATATCAAGACCAAGGATCGCTTCTTTGTTCTTCAGAGAACCGGTACTTGAATCGAACAAGTCAAGATACGTTGCACCGTTATAGCGTTTCGTTACGAACGGTATCAGCATCTGCGCGAGTTTCTGATCCTTCGGCTTATCTTTGTTGATAATCAGCTGCGAGAGGCAATAGAGAGTTTCAGGATCGAACGACTGATAGATACCGTTCGTTATTTCAAGGTCGTATCCTTTGATGTTGTATCCGGTCATGACGTAACCTTCACGGAACTCTTTCATGAGCGCGTCTCTTGAGTTCACGTCATCACTGGACACAACACGGAACGACTCTTTCAGGTTCTCCTGCAGATGTGATAACTCGGTAACATCATCCGGCAGATCGCCGAACGTGCAGCACCACCATTCAGGGAAAACCTCAAAGTCAAAGAATCGTAATTTCATTGCTTACCTCATTAAAATGGGAAGTATTCAGGATCTGCATCCTCCAACATAGCGAACTTCTGTATACGCAAGCCGTACTTGTCAAGTTCATCGCCGACACCAACATACACGCCGTACATAGAACAGATCATATCTTTGAACGTGGTAGACGATACCGGCTTGTCGAATCCGTTACGGCTACACCACTCTCTGAACATAGCGTACAGAGCAGACGGTATCTTGCCGTCAAGTTCTCCGGCTCTGATCTGATTCTCATAGAGCCATTCGTTAAGCGGCGACTGCTTTCTCTGGAACTTCCGGAGCAGCACATCCTCACTATCGTTGATTGCAAACTTGCCTTCTTCAATCACCTGCTTGATGCCTTCAACAGCCTTGAACAGAAAGTATTTCATATCCATGTCAGTCAGCTTTGCCATGAACTGCGGGTCAGGATTCTCCACACGGTGGTTCAGTTCGATCAACACCATTCTGCGGAACAAGCCTGCAGTGTTATCCATAATCCTCGGCAAGTTGTTACAGGAAAAGATACAGGTACAGAACGGACGATACTTTGTAACGCTCCTATAGATATTCCGAACAGCAATGATCTCACCGGAGACGATCGACTTGAACCGTCCGGTATCACCTAACGCCTTGTTCGACGCAAGGTCATCGTCAATGTTCACCAATTTGTTCATGGTTGACGCGATGTAGTAGTCGTTATCAAATTTGTTCAAACCGACATGGGATGTGTTATTCGTTCCGCACATTTTCTCAACCAAACGCATATACGTTGACTTACCGGTACCACCGTTGCCTTGGAAGATGAAGAACTTCGCCATGAAGTTATCCTTGACAAGACAATAGCCGGCGATCTGATACAGCAGCTTCATACGCGTAGTGTCACCGTTCGCAACCTCTTTGATGAACTGATCGATACGTGACGAATATGGAGGATCAGGATCAAAACCACACGGGATAGCGATCGTATTGTACTCCATCTTGTTAGCGGCTTCAAGCGTACCGTTGCGGAGATCAATGACACCGTTCTTGCAGGCAATCTTGAAGCACTCACGATTCATATCTTCAGGAGAAATCTGTGTCTTCACTTTAACGAACTCACGGATCTCTCTACGTCCGTTGATCGTGATGTTCTCGCTCAAATCACTGTAGATCATAGAATCGATTTCAAGATCTGTGATCGGCTTATAGTACACGCCGTTGAAGCTGTATACGTCAAGACCCATACTGATCAGGTCACGTTTCTTTACCAATTCGTTAGCAAGTTTGGAATATTTGTTACCCTTGTCAGTAGTTTTTTCGTCAGTATCAGGATCATCACTGTCCAGTTCTCTCAATACCGTGCTGTACAACTCTGTGTTCTGCAACGGTACAGCGAACAAGTTCTCATTGATTGCACGGATCGTCTTCTCGACTTCAGCCTTGCTCAACCGCTCACTCTGTTCAAGGAAGCTACGCCATTTCCAGAGTGCATCGTTACGCCCATCACCGTCATCATAGCCAATGAAGGACGGGATCTTCGTGATACCTACCGGACGAAGAAAGTACGGCAGTTCTTCTACGGTATCACTCCAGCTGCCCCACTTTCTGTGCGGGTCGTTGCAAGGCAACACAATGTAACCTGTTCCTGCTGCGCGTACATCAATCTCAACGTTCAAACCACACTTCACTTTAGAACAGGTTCTCTGCTTCTTGTTGCTGTCCTTAAACACCATATGGATTCCACGTGACGTGTAGTTGTAGTTGTATCTGACTTCCCAGTAGTTCAGCAGTCGTTCCACCACCTCTTGGGAACGAGGATGATCATGGTTATCAATATCAATAACGCAATAAGATTCAGGAACGACCCAACCCACTCTATAGCCATCAGCAACTGCTTCTTGAGCCTCTGCATGAGATAACGCTTGCGTTTTCCACTTCGTTGTTGTTGATTTGCAGTCTTTGCTGCTGTCATATTCTTCATGCTCGAACCTCTCCTTATCATATTTCGCAATCTTCACGAACTTACTGTTCGGAAAAATACGTTCCAGACGTTCAAGATTCTTATCCATTGCACTTTCCTTTCACGCGCATAAACAGATCCGCAAGCCGTTCCTTATTACGAACAGCATTCCATATTTCCTCTTCAATCGTATCCTCTGCAATGAGTACGTATATATTAACCTGATTTGTCTGACCGATACGCCACACACGGTGCAGCATCTGATTATACTTGATATAGCTGTAGTCCATCGTGTAGAAGATCAAGGTATTGCACATCTGCAAGTTGAATGACTCACATCGTGAGCACTGCAATAGGAGGATGTCCGCTTTACCCTGCTTGAACACTTCTGGATCATCTGTATGTGTGTATCCCATGAACGTATCCAACAAACTCATAATGTCGCTCTTGTCTTGTTCGAATTGATATACAACGACACTGTTCGGTTTCAGGTTACGCATCAGCCACATTATCTTCGCATTCTCGTTGATATACTGAACGTGCCTGACATCATCCAGATCGTTATAATACAGATACCCGTTCGCCAGTTCATGTAGCTTTGTAATAGCCGCCAGCTTTGCAACAGTCGTTTCTTCATCACCGATAGATAAGATACCATCCATTGCGTCAAGATACGCTTTCGTTTTCTCATACTTTATAGATACCGGAGTTACAACCAGCTTTGGCATCTCCACGTCACCGTCATCATAATTGACTCTCTGCGTGTACTGTGAGAGGTTTGCTTCCCACGCTTCTCTGTATCGTTCAGAGATACCGACAGGCACCTGCACTACACGAGAACCCGTGTAGATATCCTTCGTATCACACATTATATCGACAAACTTTGTGTAAGAGATCGTACCCCACTCTGATACATTCAGGTTATGCAATTGACAAAATATATCCACATCAGTATTCCCACGCGGAGTACCAGTCAGACCAAAAACGTATTCCACGTGTTTAGTCAGTTTATGCAGGAGACGTGAAGTCTTTGTATTGATCGCCTTGCAGCGGTGTACCTCGTCTACAATGACAACATCCCAATGCCTGTGAGTTAACGCATACGCGGTATCATCCTGAATCGCCTTGTTGAATGTCATATACTCCGTATCAATTGGAAGTATATTTTGCGGTTTAATCTCCGTCAACCACATCTTTCTAATAGCATCCGCAGTACTTAGAACAAGAACTTTGTTCTTACCGGATTTCACGACTTCGCGGGTAGCTTCAATCACAGGATATGTTTTACCAAGACCGGGTTTATAGAACAGGCAGGCGTGTTTCTTCTCCAACAGAAAGTCAGCACCGAACGCCTGATATTTGTGACGCTTCTTCAAGTATTCTTCGTAGAGCATTTCATGTATACCTCCATAGTTTTCTCAATGAGCGCGGGATCATCGATCCGCATCCAGATGCCATTCGCTTTCTCAATCTGCTTTGCAACAACAAGCTGACCTCTCGATAGACCGCCGTTCTTCTGCCCCTGCCTACCTGGACGCTTCACTTCCAGACCGCAATACAGACCGACAATAGCGTCTTCTCCAAGAAGTGTAACTAACGTAGACAATCTTGCCGGGATACAAGCAGTCAGATCGGGTCTACCGACCTCCGTCATAGCAGACTGCGGATTCTTGTACACGTACCCACCGTGTTTCCGTATCGCGTTCATGATCTTCCTCTGCGTTACTGACTCTAATTCCATATTGCGACCTCCTATAATTGCGACCTAATTGCGACCTAATTGCGACCTGAATCAAATCTGCGTGAGTTGCACACGCTTCACTCGTGATTTGATAAATAGAGGGGAGCGGTTAAACTCCCCAGGTTGTAGACAGTACTTGTACTTAGAACGGCAGTTCCTCGTTCGAAGCAACAGTGCCGGCAACATCGTACTTTACGATCTTGTAAGACTTCTTCGTCTCGGTAGTTGTGGTGAACGTACCGTCATCGTTCGGGATCTTGATTTCCTTCTCGTAGGATTCCTCATCAACCGTACCGTCAAACGACTTGCCAACCAGCTGCCGTCCGATGGTTTCATAATCCAATTCGAATGTCTTCTTCTGTTCAGGAGTCAGGTTCAGGCAAGCAGCAATCAGCTTGTTGAAACTCCACTTCGTGGTGGGCAGAAGCGCGTGGTACAGTGTGGTCTTACCGGCATCACCACCACATTCGAACTTCCACATCGGGTCACCCTTCTTCGTGGTTGTCAGTTCGGCGTTGGTAATGGTGAACGTGAACGTACCGACCTTGTCAAGATACTGGCTCGTTTCGAAATCTGCAAACTTCTCAATCATTGTTTTCTACCTCGTTTTCTTCGTTGTTTGTATTTTGAACTACCACATCGGCAGCTTCAATCTGTTGTTTCTCGATCATCTCTTGGAACTTATCGTATGTGAAATTCTCCACAAAGCAACCATGTTCCAGAATCAGATCGCGTGTTCCTGTATCCATCACCGGGTTCGGTCCGATATACGTCAGGAACTTCGTGTCTTTCGTACCATTGTTGTCAACCGTCTTCCGGCAGCAGTAGAAGATGTTGCTTGCATCCTTCATGAACTTCACGCCGGTATTGATCGTTACGTCAGGGATGATACGCATCTCTTTGGCAAGACCGCTCGTCTCGTACAACTCGTACTCTCTCGTGTGCGTAACCCACACAAGGATCGTACCCGTTTCCTCGGAGTACTTCTTCATGCTTCCCTTCATGCTCATCATCATGTCGGCAATATCACCCCACTCCTGCTTGGAGAGGTTCGAACCACCCTTGTTGAGCATGAGGTACTGCTTGTAATCATCCTGAAACGATCCGAGCGTATCAAAGACAATCGTCTTGAACGGATTCCCTTCCTTCCGCAGATCGCGCAAGAGTTCCGTACACTTCTCGATTGAAGTCTTCGCAATACGTCCATTCATGATAGGGTCGTTGCGGAGATTCTTCACTCGGATATTCCCGTTCTTGCAATCTGCAGGATACTTCGCCTGAAGGACACGCCCACCGCCATCGTTACCTACTGCACAATAGAGCAGCGGCTTCGGGTAGCTGCCGGCAATGATCGTCTTACCGGACTTCGGCTTGCCCATATACAGGTCGATATTATGAGTGATAAAGCTATCGAACTCCATATTATTTACTCCTTAATTCTTGTCAGTAGAACCAAACGCGCCATCGGTACGCGTTCCTTTCTTCTTCACCTTATCGGCTTTCACTGGAACAATCGGTACAATAACGATCTGACAGAACGCCTCGCCTGCTCCGTAGAACAGATCGTTGTCAGACACGTTATGCACAACAGCATTGACGCTCCCACTGTAGTTCGGGTCAATCGGACACGCTGCTACAATGAGTCCCTGCTTTGCAGCAGAGGTTCTTGCAAACAGGAAACCGGATTCACGAACCGGGATATTTGCTTTCACTTTGAGATCCACAACAGTGGTACTGTGTGCCTTAAAGATAACGCCTTCTGTCAGGATAATATCCGCTCCGGCATCATCCTCGTAGCCTTTGACGAACCTATCATTCAGTGTCTGCATTGGTGGTGTCCTCCTCTACGTCATCCGTATCCTCTACGTCATCGTCAGTATCCTGCACCTCGTCATACTGCGGGTCAGTCAGATACTTATGGATCATCTCTTCAAACTCCTGTGTATCAGAGACGAATCCCTGCTTTGCGAACACTCTCGCGACAACGGCACACGCGAATGCACACTCACTGGTGCTCGAACCGTTCCCTGCCGCGATATAGTAGCGTCCGTCCTCGTCATTGAAATCAACCTTCAGAATAGTTTTCATTGTTATCCTCCATAAAATTTTGTCCGGTACTATTATTATTCGCTGGATTGTTATTATCTGCCCATGTCGAATCGCACAAACTTACGCGCCAGTCTTTGGTTACTTCTTTCAAACAACCACCAAACCGGATACAATCGACATAATCCATTGAGCACTTAATACACTCTACCCGCATATATATCATCACCTCCAATAGTGCTTCCGGTACAGGAAGTCTTTCGTCAGTCCGTCTTCAATCATTGCTTCTGTCAGCTTCCTGCGATGCCGTCTACCCCACTCGGACATATACCCAGTGGTTATCTCACGCTCCAGTTGAGTGAAGCCTCTTTCTCCAATGCTCTGCACGATGTACTGTTTCACCTCTTGATATATATCCCGAATCGATTGCCGATGCATCTCTTCCTCGTATGTAACACGAAACTCCGGGTCTTCAGCTACATCCTCGAACGTCAAATCTTCATCCGATATCCCGGATACCGCCACCTCTGATAACAGCTTCAACGTGTCTTCTTCCACACGGCAAAGCCTGCTGTTCCAGCGGTGCTTATCAACAATATGATTCTTGAACGCGGTAGCAATGAGCGCTTTGTTCAGATAGTAACCTTTGTTATACAACTCGATTGCACAGATTCTGCACTCTTGAAACAGATCATCGAACTCGTATGACTTGTACTTCTTCAGCACATCGGATGCAAGTTTCATCATGTACGGGTCGAACAATTCAATCATGATATCAATAGATGGCTGCCCGAAACAGAGGATACCAGTAGACTTTGACGTAAAGCCTTTGAGCAGATTCAATACGTTCTCCGGTTTCAACGTATTGTACTTTTGGCAATCGGATACATAATAGATCAACTCATACTGCTGATTCTTTCGTAAGAAGAACGAGTAGATTGGATCCTTCGGCAATAACAGCTTTGCATTGCTAAGCGGGTCAGATCCAAGATATAGTTTCGCCTTTGAGATAAGCATAGAGCGCCTCCGTTGCTGTTTCTACAATCTTTGGTACCTGATTAACATCACCATTCCTATTGAGAAACCGCAAGAGACTGTATGCTATATCCTTCACACAATTCCTTTCAGAATCGATAACGAAACGTTCCAGCCACCGTGGATCCATCCAGAATTCATACTGCGCGAAATACAGCAGGATATTCCGCAGCTTTGACTTTTGATCTTTGTTATCCTTCAGATACACTTCCGCGTAATCGTTATCCACTTTGATGGTAAGCGTTACAGTATCGTAATACTTTGTGTCACAAACGATCTCATACGTCTTCAGCTTATCCTGTTTCATCAAGTCAAGCATCGTGTTCAGGACGTATTCCGCTCCACCGTGGGCAATGAGCAGTCTATTAACATCCCGTGGGATATATAACATATAATCAAACGGTTGGAACATCTTCTCTCACCATACAGTCACTATTCTCGTCATAAACGTAGACGATAGCGTCCGCCCCTTCTCCGATTTCAAAGCGTGTTACTTCAGGAATACATGACTTCGCCTTCGCAAAATCTTTCCGCCTGATACGATCCGGTACGTCCTCGTTCCGTTCGACAAGCTGGATAACTTTGTCGGTACTGTAATCGTTCATTTTACTACGATTTTCAATCCCGTTCTTGCTTGCTCTGTACTCCATGCTCCTTACACCAAGCATCTCTCGCTTCCTTTCTCAAAGATAACTCTTTGGTCGTATTACTTTTTGTCTGTTTACTTTTTGTCTGTTTATAATGTTCGATAACGCTCATAACGCTACGTTTGTCGATCAGATACCCTTCCTTTGCTGTAGGTGTAAACGACACCTTGATGCTACGCGGCAGTATTGCAATCGCGTACAACTCGCTATCCTGCAATAGCCTATATGTAGTCGGTGATACTTCAGTATAGCGTAGCCGTCTGAACTCTGTCAGATAACAGCGCTCACCTTTGTTCAGCTTACCTATCGTACTCACCTCTTTCTGTTACTAAACCTAACCCACAACGCAATAACTGCCGATCCGAAGATGGCTGCTATGATAAACACTGATATGATGAGTGGCATTTACTTTAGCACCTCAAATTCATTATTTTCTTTCAGCAAGCGCCTTTTCGGCTTCTTCCTGCGTCGGAAATACGTTATACCCCCACGTTCCACCATCTACATATACATTTGTTATAACGCAGATTGTGTCTTCTATACGTACAAAACCGCATACACGATCTGTGACAATCGTAGGCTTTCCTCCGAACACTACAATTGAGAAGACCTGGTCTCCATGTTTGCACGGCAGATGAACCCACTCGGATTTATTAGAAAAATGTTCGCATAATTTTGCTTCCTGTCCAAATCCTCTACACCAATCGAAACACGCAGCTTGATGAATACAGTCATTACAGTTCATTCTTCATCCTCCAATCCTTCTACACTTTCCATCTTTGCTCCACAATGGCAATACGGATATTCTTCAACAACGTATTTTGGAAAATCTGTAAACATCCATCGCTCGCATACAGAACATTCAAACGCATTTTCCATCTTCCCATTATGACCCCTGTAAATCCATTTGCCATGTCGAACTTCTTCTGCATCGGCGGTAGGTGAATTATCCAGCATTTGCATTATTTTATAAATTTTCATGCTTTCATCAGAAATCATTCCGTGGTATTCGTCCATCAATTTGGCGTTAATTTTATCTGCGTCAATGTATCTGCTCATCATTTATCCTCCTATTCCACGCTTCATCAGCGTCTTTTTGTGTTTTAAAAAATCCGGTGTCCGGATGAACATTGCAAAAATTTGAAGACGGGCAATAAACACGAACCAAGTTTTTAACGCTTACATACCGTCTTGCTTTTCCGCCGCAGAAAGGGCAATTACGTAATGTATGATAATCTTTGTTCTGCATATTCTTTTCCCTTTTCTCGTATCCAATAATAAACTGTATAACAACTGACGGGCTTTTGTTCGCACCATTCAACCACAGATTTCGTCTCTCCGTTAAGCGTTAAATATTTAGTATTTCTACGATTTCTGTTGTTCTCAGATGGTGTAACAAAACGGCAATTATCGGGCGAATATCCTTTGTTATTATCAATTCTGTCTAACTGCAAGCCTTTCTTATATCCATTGTCCAATGCCCACAATACAAAATTTTTCGATTCGTGCCATTCTTCACAGACAGTTATTCCTCTTGCACCGTATCGCTCGAAATTTTCTCTTTTCGGATTTTCACATCTTGCTTTCATCGTTTGCCAAAGATTAAAAAGTCCCTTGTGTTCTTTGTATAAGCCGTGTTTCACATTACCCTTATGATGATATTTTCCGATCCGTTTCGGCTTTAACTCATTCATTGTTTATCCTCCCTCTTATTCTCCAGCTTCTCAATCCGGTTTTTAAGTTTATAATACTTCGACTCTGCGTAAGCAGAAGCGAGAAGATGAGATACAGCAGCAATCATGAGAAGCACCCATACGAAAGTACTCGACACGTCCTTTGTGTAAGCAAGACCGATAGCAATTGTCAAGAACAAGGTAAACATATGATTCAGCAGATAATACATTTGTTATACTCCTTTCACCACACAAATTCTGGATGTTCTTTCATGAACGGTTCAACGACTTCTTTGATGGCGCGTTCTGCAGCTTCTTTGGATGAAAAATACACGGTAGTCATTTTGAACGTGCAGTGATTATCTGTAACAAATCTGTAATTTGCAGAATTGTAAAGAATATACCAGTGTTCATTATTTGTGTCCCACACTGCCGTGTCTTCACACTCATTGTCATACGCAAACTTCAACAGTTTACGATAGAGCAGCTGGTGAAGTGCCACTTGATTGGCAAACTGTTCATCGTTGAAATAGTTGCTAACAGCATAAAATCTGTTATCTATCCCAGCAGATGAATCAGTATACGCACCAACTTCATTGTTGGAACTTACATAATAATAATCGTCACCCGGTTCAACACGTTCAAACGGATTCTTTCTTACTTCAATTCCCAGCGCTTTTAACTGCTCGTCTGTCAGTTGAACATCCTTACCGTCAATTGTTAATTTGATTTCTTTCATAGCATACTCCTTTCACCATACGAAATCAGGATGCTCTTCCATAAATGGTTTGACCACTTCTCTGATTGCGCGAAGTGCATCATCGCTGGATGAAAAATAGACAACTTGTAATTTAGTATCGCAATCACATTTTACTCCGAACATTTTTCTACTGTAACTGTAAAAAATATAATGATGTTTTTTGTAAGTGCCCCATAATTGCCTGTCTTCGCATCCGTTGTCATACACAAACTTCAACAGCTTACGGTAAAGCAGCTGATGAAGTGCAACTTGTTGTGCTACAGAATCGTCGTTGAAATAGTTGGAGTTGTTAAACAGATGCTGATCGGTATAATCACCTTCTTCTACAAAATCGTCAATTTCACCATATTCAGTAACTCTATAATACGTATCGCCAATTGCAACTCTTTTAAAAGGATTCTGGTTATCGAGCTCAATCTTCAACTGCTTCAGCTGTTCCTCTGTCAACTGAACTTCTTTACCATCAATTGTCAACTTGATTTCTCTCATTTTATTCTCCTTTACCATACAAAATCGGGATGTTCTTTCATAAACGGCTCAATCACTTCGTTGATAGCACGCGCAGCAGATTCCATCGTAGAAAAATACACATCCGAATATTGAAAAGTATCGTTCCATGTAACATCGAATCCATTATCACCGTGGTCATACCGTATACACCAATGGCGATTTTCGCAATCCCACCGTTGATCGTCTTCACACGCATTGTCATACGTAAACTTCAACAGCTTACGATACAACAATTGGTGAAGAGCGATTTGTTGTGCAACAGAGTCGTCATTGAAATAATTGCAACGCTTAAACAAGGCATTATCTTCACCATCATCCTGTTCAGTATACCCATCTACTTCACCAAACATATTGATGAAACAATACGCATCGCCTTTTGCAACTCTATCAAATGGGTTCTTTTTCTTTTCCTCAAGTACAATTCTCAATAACCTCACCTGTTCATCCGTCAGTTCAACACGCTTACCGTTAATCATAACATAGTTATCCATATTACCACCCCATCCATGCGCCACAAGTAGAGCACGTCTTCGTTCGATCTTTTACCCAGTTACCGCATCCGCTGCACTCATATCCACCGCCACGGTCAACCCAGTGTGCTGTCGTAACAGGCACAACATACGTACCAGGTACACCAAGATACAACGCTTCCTCTTTCGTCAGCCCTAAAAGATACGGGTTAATGTACTTCAGTGCTATCATAAGCAGCTGTTCCAGTCGTTCATTCGTCATTGTGTTCAGCATCATCTGTCGACTCCTTCATAGGTGCTTCCGCCTCAATCATAGCGCGCAGATATTTCTCCCGTGCCACGTCAACAGTAGACGCACTCTCAATGTAATACTTCAGATCAGTGCAATACTTCAGGACAGCAAGCCACTGTGCAAACAGTTCAATCGCCCAGAAGTCAGTGTGATGTGTGTTGACCAGTTTAGCAATGGATCCATGCTCGGTATAGGTCATGCTGAAGAACAGTTTATCACGGTAGAACACGCTCACAAGATACTCGTGCCGTGTATTGATAATGTGGTCAGAGATGTACATATTCAGTACACCACACCGTACAGTACGCCATCTTCCAAGCGTCTTGTTGTTGCTCATACGATCCGTCAGCATGACAAGCACGTCACGGATTGATTCTTTAGTTGCTCTCATTTTCATTAGCATCCTCGTTTGTATAATAGGCGCTTGTAGCATCAACGTCATCACCAATAACCTCAATAGTAGCATACCAATAGCCTACTCTGTTGATCGCGTTAGCCCAACGTTCAGCACGTTCTTCACTCCTGAAGTCATCGGTCTGCCTGATTTCACCGGACAGGCTCCGGCACGTTACTCTGTAAAACATACTCTCTCTCCTTGTTAATATTGTTCAGTGTAGTGACTAACGCATTGTTGATCCGGTAGACATAACAAAGATCACCGTTCATCTGCGTGATCACATCGGGGAAAACATTCAAATTACTCAAAGCGTACATCTGGTACTTGCTCTTGCAAAAGAATGCAGCACCACGTAAAATAACTTGCTTCATCTGTTACTCCTTACAGTATTTATAGCATCGTCAATCAGTCTCTTGTACAACTGATACTCCTCTTCGGTCATCACGTCAAACACTGACGTTCCAGCCTCGCTGTGCCGATATCTGCTCAACACGTCCTGCAATAGAGGATAGATCGCATCCGACACAACGGGCTTCAGCTTATCCGGTATCAGTGTGGTGCCGGTACGGGTGTTAAACTTACACGTATCACTCTTCGCTTTCATACTTATCACAGATACGGTACAGTGCACTGTGCAGAGGCTCCGGCACATAGTCTCTGGCATCAGCCATTGCAAGAAACTCCTGTCTGGAGATCATCTTACGCAGTGGCTGCTTGGAGATGTAGCGTTTCAGCATCGCTCTCCAATAGTCTGCCGGATACGCTTCAAAGCAGTTAAACTCTACCTCGCTATTGTAGAATGGACACTCATCACAATTGACAGCATCGTCACAGTTGAACGTAGCAAGGCAGTTGCGCTCTGCCATAGCAATCAGGCTGCGGATGGTCCGTTCGAAGTTCAGCGTCTTAACGTCATCAACTGTACACGGTACAACACTGTTATCACTTAGCCGTTTCTTCAACTTTCTGCACCTCTTTCGCTGTATCTTCGACGTACATCAGTTCACTCTTGAAGTCTTCCATGATGTCTTCAATAGGATCGTCAAGCTCTCTGTTCTTCAGCATATCGCAATACTTGTCTACAACAAGCATATAGTGCCTACCGAGCAAGCGCAGTACGTCTCGTTTCAGGTTAATGTTCATTGCGGTTACCTACCCTGCGGTTACCTACCCACAGATTTCCTTCGTTATCAAGTTCATGTTGAATCATCTCCCGCACGGTGTCCTCACCGAGCAGTTGTTTGCTTACCTTAAAATACCGCTGTCCACTCTTACCGTTCAGCACTTCGTCTACAGTGTGTGCGTTCTCAAAGACAATGATAGACCGGATCAGCTGTCTGCACCAGTAGGCAGGATCTTTATCGTTTATTCTCGTCAGCATAATTAGACTCCTTCATCATTGTAGGATGTAATACTTCGTCAAAGCGTTCACTCAGTGCACCGAATACAGTGTTCGTTGCAAGTTTGATCTTCAAGTCTGCACCTTCCAACATCTGCCGATACTGCTCGACAAACGGATGGTCTGACTTCAGGTTGCTTATCTTATCCCGCAGTGCAGCGTGCAGCGCTTGCAGTTCGTTAATATTGAACGCTACACTAATGTAGTCTTTACTCATACGTTATCCCTCCAATCCGTTCGCAATATCAAACAGTGTCTTCCATACCTCCAGTAGATCATGCACCTTCTTCTCAAGGTAGTTACTGTCCGACTCGTACTGTTCATCGTCCTTATTCAACTTGTTGTACTCGTCTATACAGTCATTAATGTAATACTGTAAGGATTTAAGCAGCAGATATGCTTTCCGTGTATCTTTCATAAAGTCATCATAGGGAGTCATACTGATGTATTGTTTATTGTTCTGCATTATTATTCCTCCATATCTTCACCAAGCACCTCATCAAGCACCTCATCAAGTGCGTCTAACACCAACTTATACGTTGACCCCATACAGTTTGCTACTGCATCTGCGATATATCCGCTATGTTGCAGCAATACTGCACACTCCTCGTCAGTGAAATGCTGTTGTTGCATACAATCATTCAGTGTTTCAATGAAGCAGATCAACTCTGCAAGTGCATAGATGCGTTCCCTCTTATACTTCAAGATGTTATGACGCATCATCTGATACTCCTCGTCCCATGCAGAGAGTAGCTTTTCCCGCACACTATCATCATTCAGCATCCTTCATCACCTCGTTTCTAATAGTTATCCACTGTTCAGCAGTGAACGCGTCACCACACTTGTCCTTCAGTGGACAATCGTTACAATAGCAGGCAGTACACTCACACTCGAATTCTGTAGCAGTGTCAAACGTGTCAGCAGTGTAGATTGTATTACGGAAAGCCTGCTCGATACCTTCCCATGTGGTCTGTTTGGCAGCATTAGGCTTTGACTCACCGTGTGTGATCATTGTGCTTACCTCCACGCAGTTACTTTACCGTAACGACAGGGTTCAGTTCGCTCTCATCCTTCACCCTACAAGCCATCACCAGAGCGTAACCGTACTTCGTCCGGAACGTCATGCAGCGGCAGTATCTCTGCTGTGTACGCTGATCTACAGTGTAGTGCAGTGTGACAAGCTCGTCACGGTACTTCATCGCACGGAACGCACGCTTCAGTACCTTCGGGTCAAAGAATGCATCGTCTGCAAGTTTGCAGAAGTTGTTTCCACAATGATAGTGTGTACGCTCTGTAGATACATCATATACGCTCACATTGTCCCGCGTCTCATTATTGTGAATCAATTTGCCCACATCGAACTCCTTGCCTGTACTCCACAGCGGCTCCTGCAGTACAAGCAGTGTGGTATCACTTAACACTACGTTGTGCTTGTCACCGAACAGATGTCTGTCACAGGTCATGTATGACGGTCGCTGGTTGAGGATCGTATCGATCGCTTTAAGCTGGTCTTTTGTGTACATTGCAGTCATCCGAACATCACCTCCGAAAACAGACCCAGCTGCAAGATAACATCAGCCACGTCTGCGTCAATCATACAAGTATCCAGCTTGCCGTCACCGTGCCAGTTGTACTCCGGATAGTAGTCCTTTTCAATTGCATCCTTAATACCATCCAAGAGCATTTTCAGTGTCAGGTCATACCGCAAGCCGCAGTTGTCACTGTCTACAAACTGTAGAATCCCGCCATCCTGCAGAATCTGTTCCAGTACCTCCTCAAAAGACGAACCCTCGCCTACTTCCTCTTTTGCAATACGATACGCTTCACGGTCATAGCCGATCGTACAGTACCACCCCCGGCAATCCAATGCAGACAGAATATCCACAATGTCCTCGCGTGTTACTTCGTAATCTTTCTTTACTTGAATAATCATTATTATACTCCTTTACTTTACGGACAGACTGCCTTCCAGTGGGTACGTTCCACCAGTACCTATATTATATCATACCGTCCGACAGTCTGTCAATATGTTTATTTGTTAACTTTGTTTGGAATAGTGTGGACTATATAGTACTCACCGACAACCACCCATAGCTTATATAGTAGATACGGAGAGCCACCCACGCGGGGTGATATGCACGTCAGTGATCACTTCAAGCCCGTTCTTACAGTTAGTGACAAGCAGCGCAATGTCAGCTTTGGACGCTTTGTGACCGTTGATGTAGATGGTCATACAATACACCTCTCTCTTATTGTATACGTGGGCGCAGTATGTATCAGACCCACGCCGGAGTACGCTTACTGTCCGGCAGTGATTCCAGCCAGCTAAGTACTTCCTCCGGTACACGCTCTGCACGCCATCTGCCGCCCCACGTGTAGCCACAGACAGGGCAGGATTTAGTCAGGATACCGTCAGGGTGCTTGTCACCCCACTTAGTATCTGACTCCATTGGGTACAGCTCTCTCGCGTATTTCGTGTACTCTTTGTACAGCTCGTAACCTGCAGGAGCACTGTCCTTGTAGGTTGTAACAAAGTACTTGCTGCCCAGCAGTGTACGCTGACTCTCGGACAGCTGTACGCTATCGCCAGCCATGAGCATCTTGTGGATACTCTCCTTGAGTCTGTCACGTCTCTTGCGTGTATCATCAGTCATCTTGTACTCGTACAGCTTGCACAGTTTACCGCCGTCCCAGTCGCGCTGATGCTCACAGTAGGGCAGCATATCATTCATGTGCCACCGCTGCCAGATATCAAGCAGCTTGTACAGACTGTCAGCAGTCCAGCCTTCGTTGGCTACGCCCTGCCGCAGCTCGTCATAGCACTGACCAGCTGCGTAGGCGTCACCGTTACTACGCGGACCGACTACACCAACGATGTGCAGTACTGTAATAGTATCTACAGTACCGTCCAACAGAGTACACTGTTTCTCTTCAGTGTAGATGCGACAGTACACCTGTTTAGGCACTGCGCCGCCGACATCAACTGTACAGGGGTTGATTATTTTGTTCATGGTTACTTATCTCCTTATATATTATATGTAGCTTACTGCTCTCACTATTACCGCTCTCTGGACTCCCACACCTTACGCTTACCAAACTGATCCGCGAACAGCTTACACTGGCAGACAATAGCACCGTCCTGCGCAGTAGCAATGAAGCTGATGTAGTCAACCAAACTGTTAGGTGTCTCAGCTACAGGTCTATTCATATATTCAAGCCATGCGGACAGCTCTTTACGGAATCTATCGATCTCACTGCACAGCAGTGACATAGTACCGGTATGGTTCTCGATCTTACCTGCAGCAGTATTCCACACGATACTAACAGTAGGCTGTACAGGCTGCAGTGTATCTTCGCTGGATGTATCTGTATGTGTATCAGTAGGCTGTACCGTGTCCTCAGTATGCTCCTCAGTAGGCTCCTCAGTAAGCTCTACCGTCTCCTCCGCACTGTCCTCCGCACACTGCAGTATCTGCTTCTCTGTCCGTGTATCCCTCTCCCCAGTCTGCTCGTACCACCACTGCTGCCACTCTGCTACTGTACGCGGCTCTTCAATACTATTATCACCACACTTGCCGTTGCTTACACAGAACGGGCAGTGCTTGCAGGGCAATGTGCCACATGAAAACTCCTCGTTGCCGTACTTCGCCGCAAGCTCCAATGTGCGCTCATACGCCTCGCGTACTTCTTCAATGTGATCCATATATAATCTCCTCTCCATTATATGTGTTATCTCTCTACAGTATCCAAGTACCTATCCATCACATCGCTCCACTCCTCGTCACTGTGCTCTATACTGCACCACGTGTCGTACAGGTCATCCAACAGGTACTCTACTGCAAGCAGCCTGTCCATATCCTCCTCGCAGTACAGACTGCCTCCAATGAGGATACAGTAGTCACCCAGTGCCGGATCGTCTCTCACTTCACCGCCGTCTACAGTCTGCAGTATGTCCGCTGCGGGCTGTACCCTATAGCTGACCCTCACCGCAAGACTGCCTCCCTGCAAGATGGTGTCACAGTACCAGCGGAACTCTTTGTGGAGTTTAGCCTGCAATAGGCTTAATTTGGACTGCAATGCAGCAAGTGGGTCTGCCTTGTCTGTAGTATGCTCTACAGTGACCTCTGTCGTAGCAAGTGTGGACTCGGCAGCAGTGGCAGGTGTATCTACCCCGTCCGTATGTTTTTTCTCGCTCATAATAGCCTCTCAATAGCCTCCTATGTTTATTATTGACCCCGCAATAGACCGCAATAGCCCACCAATAGCCACCAATAGCCCACCAATGCAACTGTCCCCGGATACGGCTGTTTTTGTGCATATTGCACTACTGGAAGAAAATGTAATGAACTCAATGTTTCCTGATTGTGTAAGATATGTACAGCTCAGATTTATATCAATAATGTACTTGTGCTCTGTAAGTGTGTACAGAATATGTACAGTATACAGAATGTGTGAACAACCAGGTACCTCGTGAGATATGTCCAAGTGGTGTCGATTGTTTGATACTACGGCTATAGTATCTTAACGGTTCAGTCATGAATGTACAAGGTGTACAATCAGACCTCAATACACCCTCTGTGCAGTTGTGCAACATTTTAGTTTTTCTTCAGAATAGTTAATTTATTTTAGACTAAAATTTTTACAATCAGACCTCTAATATATCTTTACTTTTACTCTCTCTTACCTCCTCTCTTCTCCTACCTACTCTCTTATACTTTTTTTCTTACTAAGATTAGTATAGTAAAAAAATTTAAAAAATTAGGTGTTTTTTTCTTATAGAAAAAATAGGCCTTTTTTTTGTGCATCTTGCTATTTAGCACTCTGGTACAGCTCCCTCTGTCGGATCTGCAGGATAGTCGGTACCGTATAACTCTTTGTAGAGTACACAAGCCTTGAGGTACTCATTGCCGAAATAGTCTCTTGCGGAACAATCTGGTACTGAACGGTACAATGAAAGTGTCTGTTCACATCTTGCATCTACTGCTAAACCGATAGTTAGCGTTTCATCCTCTGTAAAACTGTACTCTCCTGTAATTGCGTTACGTTTCATTATGTTCTCCTTATTCTGCGGGCTACCGCCCGTACTTATTGGTGCTTTGAAGGGGCGGATTTTTAGAATTAGACTAATTATACTATCCGCTCCCGTGTTCGGTGCCTATGGTGTGCTTTACTTCACCTCCGACAGCGGCATTCTGTAGATGTTATCCTTGGTGATTACGTAGAAGTCTGTATCCGTGGTGAATGCGGCGGTGAACGCGCTACTGTTGTGCCCTACAATGCGCAGACTGTAGCCGTCAAACTCACGCATGATGTCCTCGCAACGCTCAAACGCGCGAACCTTGTATACAGAGGGCCTGCTGTACGCTTTGTAGATAGTGTTCTCTGTACTGTTGAGCCACTTTTGGTAGTAGTCGTTGAGGTCTTTCTGTTTTGCTGTGTACATATTGTATATTCTCCTTCCTACTTCGGTGCCTATGGGTTATACATGAAGCTAAACAATTGAGGGAGCGGTTGCCCCCTCTTGTTGTTACATACTTGCCAGCTGTGCCTGGAGCTTTTGCAGCTGCTCCAGCTGTTTCTTGATCTGTTGTTCCAGCGCGTACTTCGGGCTGTTCATGCGGTCGATAGCTGCAGCCCGCAGGCTGTCATACTGCTTGCGCTCCTCTTCGGTCAGCACGTCGTACCAGTACGGCAAGCGGTCTGTTTTGGTGCGCGATGTTGCCGGGTCTGCTGCCTGTGCGTAGCCGTAGCGCGGTACCAGTGTGTAGCCGTCCGCGCCGACCTTGTCAACGGTCAGGAACTTGCGCCCCGCCTCATTTTCGGGCAGCACAAGGTCCACGCGCCCCGTGCGCGGGTCAATAGAGCGTTCGGTGATTTCTGTGTTGGTGATGCTCCCGTCGCGTTCGGTGACAAGATAGTACTTGCCCCCGGCATAGGTGACGCGTTCCACAACGCGGGCGGGTGTCTTGTCTACAGTGTCAATTGTCCCGTGTACGGGTTCGTTTACAAGTGCGGTTCTGTTGGTGATTTCCATAGCTATAAAGCCTCCTTTTGGTGTGTGGTGGTGGTATTGGTGTACAGTGTATCCCGTTCCGCTGCTTAACTGTACAGCGGGCGGTGCTATGCGGTTGTCAAAGATCACGGTCTACAGGCTACAGGCTCCAACCTGTACGCCCTGTAGGCGGTTCACCCTGTCCCCGTTGGGGTGGGTGCTTTCCCTTACACCTTATACCGTTTGAACCATATTAAAAAACGGGGGCATCCGGGGTCGCTCAAGAGCGCTGGTATTAGATTTCCATACTAATCCCTCAAAAATTCCTATAATATTTGAACTATATTGAACTATATTACATCAATAACCCGTAATAAGTAGTACCTCTCCAAAATATAGCGTATAATAGTAATAAAGTGTACTATAGTGGTAGATTAGTCTACCCTGAAAGGAGTCATAATCATGAGTGAACGAAGCATAGTAAGCAACAAAAGTTATAGAGAGCTGTTAGAACTAAAAGGAGGGGTAGTGCGTGGCTAATATTGTAAGTAACAAAAGTTATAGAGAGCTATTAGAAACCAGAAACGTCTTCGCCGATCCAAGTTACTGTAGAGAAGCCTGGAAGAGTGTAGGAACAGCAATACTGTTAAGTCCCGCTATAGGGTGTATAGGGGACATAGATACGCGGGAGGGAGCTATTGAGAGCTATACGTACAGTAAGCTGTGTTCAGAGCTGAAAGATATCGGAGCAAGCACGAGCGGTAACGGCGCGGTAACCGGCAGACAGCCTACCGAGCTTGAGATGATCTTCCACTGTCAAGCAGCGAGAGCGCGGTTCGACACGAGTGCTGCGGTGTTTGTGAGGGACACAGTGGGAGCGAAGCCTATTGACGAGTCTAAGGTAGTGGTAGGTAGGAGTCAGTACGAGGAGATGAGTGACGACGAGCTGGAGGCTTTGTTGAGGTATAGACAGAGTAAGACGTACGAGGCAGCGGCAGAGGCAGCGGCAGAGGCAGCGG